GAATATACCAGGTTTAAGAAAAGGCGAGGCAATTTTAGTAAATGCAGAAGAATATTCTAGCCTTGGCGATGAAGATTTGATTGATACAATTATCGTTAAAAGCGGAAACACTAAAATGGTAAAAAGAGGTGATTTAGAGATTAGTCTATCTAAGTAAGTATATTGTTTGCCAATAAACCATTGGCTTTTATTTCATATAATAATAAATAAGCAATATGCCTAGAAAAAGAAAATATCTAAATAATAGAGACCTCTTAGAAGAGATCAAAAAATCAAGAGAGCAGGACGAGCTCACCCCTAAGGCATTAAAAATGCTTATGATGTTAGCTGAGAGATCTTCTAACCGATTACAATATAGAGATCCAGACGATAAGCAAGATTGTATAGCTTATGCTTACATGGATTTATACAGATACTGGAGAAACTTTGATCCTGCTAGAAGTAGTAATGCATTCGCATATTTTACAGAAGTAGCAAAGAGAGGATTTGCTAAAGGCTGGAATGCTTTGCATCCTAAAAAATACCATGGCACGGTTTCAATAAATGGAAGCGCAGATTCCGACGGGATTTACACTATTTAATGAGCATCAAAAAAGTAAAACCTACTGTAAAGTCCGGTTTTAAACAAGGATATTACAAACCTGTTAACATTGAAAAATATGTTGGTGCATTTCCAATAATTTACAGAAGCAGCTGGGAAAGAAAGTTTTGCCACTGGTGTGATCATAATGAAGATGTTATATCTTGGATGTCCGAGCCCTTTTCAATTAAATATTTTAATCTACTAGATAAACGATTTCATAACTATTTTCCAGACTTTTTTATAACAATGAAAAATGGTGACGAACAAACAAATTATGTAGTTGAAATAAAGCCAAAGTCGCAGTTGGTAAAACCAAAACCTCCATCGCGTAAATCAAAAAAGGCAGTTGAAAACTATAAATATAGTTACGAAATGTACGTTAAAAATCTTTGCAAGACAGATGCATTGAATAAAGAGGCACAACGTAGAAATTATAAGGTCATGCTGTTAACAGAAGATTCAAAGATATTTTAATGGCACAACTAGATGGAACATTTAGGCTTGAACTAGATTATGCGCTTAGTTCAAATGGTGGTGCGAAAAAAGCATCAAAATTTTCACAAGAAGAAATAGAATTGCTAAAAGCAAGTAGTAGAGGATTCTTAGAGCCTGGGAAAATGTATGCATTTGAATATGATACAGACTTAGAACCGGAATACGACGAATATCCAATAGTTATCGGTTTAGGTTATTATAAACAAAAAAATACAGACAATCAGCTTGGTATAAATTTACATTACATGCCATACGACGTGAGGCTACCATTTATAGAACTTATTATAAAGTCGATGCAATCACACATAGAACAAGAGCTAGATAAAAGTTTCGGTGATGGCGAAGCACAGAATCCATATCCGCAATTTACATGGGACAACGTAAAGAAGGCCTATGGATCAAAATACAATCTTTCATATTGTGTTCGACAGTACAGAATGAAACAAATCGAGAATATTAAAGTATTAGGTTATGAAGATTGGTATTTAGGTACCTTAAATGACGAGGATAATTTTTCAGGAACTAATATGAGAATGGTTCAAAACAATTATTACAAGAATATATAAAACAACTATAAGTAGAAATGGCCGGCTTTACAAACAGAAAAGGACCCTTAACTAATACTAATCCCGTTAGAAAGTTACTCAAGGATTTATCAAATCTTGGGATGGCTTATGACGATATGATTTTGCGGAATTCAAGAGCTATTGGTTTTGCTGAAAATCAAATGGGCTATACGATGAATCCCATGGGATCTGATGCAGATGACATGTACGGTTTTTTTGCAGGTCTTTCCCTAACAGATACATCATTGAAGAAGAACATCAGTTTCTTCGATAAAAACTATGCTAAGAAAAGAGAACAGCTTAGAACATTCGCCGTTCAGGATGAAATAGAAGACATCTTAGATGTTATATGCGACGAGTGTATTGTATTTGATGAGTCTAATTATATGGCTTATGCAGATTATCATGGTGAAATTTCTAAAGCTATCGAAGAGGAAATCTCCGACACATATAATAACATTTACAATTATTTTGGTTTTAATGATGCTGTATCGCCTTGGAACTATTTTAGAAAATGGTTAGTTGATGGCTACCTTGCATTTGAAATAATCTACAATGACAGGCAGACTGAGATTATTGGTTTTAAAGAACTAGATCCTGTGTCTCTATTACCGGTCGTTGATACAGAAACCGGTCAAAAGATGTGGATCCAGTATAAGGACCAGGGTCCTAAGGAGAGAAAGCTTTATGACACGCAAATTATTTACCTGTCTTATTCTTCTGTTAATTCTCCACAGAGAATATCTTATGTTGAAAGGCTGATTAGAGCATTTAATATGTTACGCATTATGGAGACCACAAGAATCATATGGTCTGTTACTAATGCTTCCTACAAAACACAATTTATAATACCAGTTGGTGGTAAATCTAAGACGAGAGCAAAACAATCACTTGCACAACTCATGAATTCCTACAGAGAAGTTGTTGAATTTGATCATAACTCAGGTGAATTACAAACCAATGGTAAGCCAATGATGGCATTTAATAAAGAATATTGGTTACCAAGCAAGGACGGGGAAGTTCCAGAAATTTCTACAATAGGTGGAGATGGTCCTGATTTAGGGGACACGGAATCTCTTAAATACTTTTCTGATAAGCTGAAATTAGCATCAAAAATACCATTTTCTAGATTCGATAGAGAGGCTGCAAGTACCTACAGCATGGATGCAAGTGGTATGATGCGAGACGAGATTAAGTTCTCAAAGTTTGTTGATAGGTTAAGATCTATATGGCAAGAGGTTTTAATTAAACCACTGTATATTCAATTATGTATGAATCACCCTGAATTGAATGACGATGTGGCGTTTAAGGCAGGTCTTGCACTCAAATTCGTTAAGGATAATGTATTTGAAGAAATGAAGGAAATGGAGCTTCAAAATAGAAGAATAGATTTCATTGGTAACATGAAAACACAATTGAGCGTAACTGATGAAAACATGAATGAAATTCCATATTTTGATCTAGGATGGTTAATAAGTAAATATGGTGGATTCACTAGAGATGACCTGAAAGCAAATAGTCGAGCTAAGCGTAGAGAGGAGCTTGAAAAAGAAGGTTATAGAGAAGAAGACATCGAAAAGATTCTATTAGGAGCCGATAAATCTAAATTTAAGGCTACAAAAACCGAAGAAGATCCATTGGGTGGCTTAGGCGGCGGAATATAATATAAAAAATATAGTATCACTTTAATATATAAAAAAACCTTGACAGATGTCTAAAAATTTATTAATCATAGAAAGATCGAGCACCGTACTCAATACGCAGAAGGAGACGGATGGTTCGGTAATACTCGAAGGAGTCTTTACACAAATAGGAGTAAAGAACAAGAATAACAGAATTTACGAAGAAGAGGAAGTTCTACCTCATATTAATGAGCTAAAAGAGAAGGTTGCTAGTAAAAAATTATTAGGCGAACTTGATCATCCAAAGGATTTTGATATTAGCTTATCAAATGTATCTCACGTTATCGAGGATCTAAGATATGATGAAAACAAAAAACAAGTTTTAGGTCGAATTAAATTATTGAACACATCTAAAGGTAAAGAAGCAAAGGCGCTAATAGAAGACGGTATTCCATTACACATCTCTAGCAGGGCTGCTGGAACTGTAGGTGATGATGGTCGAGTAAAAATTAAAAAATTCTTTACATATGACTTAGTCGCTGATCCTGGTTTTGAAAACGCAGAATTAGCAAGAGTTAACGAATCATTTGGATTTGATGCAGATGACTCTTTATACATCTATGAAGTTAATGAACAGATAAATAAACCAAATAAAAAATCAGAAGAAATGGCTCAAGAACAATATGTAACTGTTGAGGACTTTAACAAGTATACTGAATACTTAAAAAATGAAATTGAGAGAGTAAAAGAAACAGCTAACGATGATCAGTCTGCTACAATTCAAAAACTAGTTGAGTATTCTGAGCATATCGCTGAGAAAGTAAATCAGGTTACTGATTATGTTGAGTATGTAGCTGAAAATGTCGATAAGAGCATTTCATATACTGACTACTTAGCAGAAAATATGAACAATATTAAGGAATACACAGATTATTTAGCTGAACAGTTAGATACAGGTATTCAATATTCTGAGCATGTTGCTGAAAAGACAGATCAGTCTATCGAATATGCTAATTACCTAGGAGAAAGCTTAGAGAAAGGAATTGCATATAGCGAGTACATTGCTGAGAAACTCGATAAGAGCATTGCCTATTCTGAGTACTTGAAAGAGAATGTCGAAAAGAGCATTACTTATACTGAGTATGTTGCTGAAGAAGTAAACAACGAATACGGAAAGATTTTAGCTGAAAATGCTAAAGATACAGCTGATGGTAAAATTGTTGTAGAGTCTGACGATTCTTACAAAGCTAACATTAGTGAAAAACTAACAGCTCTTGTTGAGAAGGCTGAATCTAAGAGCAATCACAACTTGTTCTTCATGAATTTCTTAACTGAAAAGAAAAGAAATGAGTTCGGTGCATTAAACAATGAAAAGCAAGATAAGATTGTAGAGCAAATGAATTCAAACCGTTGCATGTCTACCATAGACGCTGAGAGAATTTGGGATTCTTGCTTTGTTACTGAATCTAATAAATTAGATGTTGTAGATAGCATGCCAGAGAAATACCGCGCAAAATGGGAATCATTGAGTGAAGGTAAGAAAAACCAGATTCTAGCCGAGTCACAGTTCAGAAGCTTAGATACTCAATATGCTATCGATAACTTCTGGGCAACTAGAGATCTTCGCGATACTAAAGTTGAGTTAGAAAAAATCAACGAATCTAAAGTTGCTGGTGAGGATGTAGAAAATCCATATGCAGTAAATGAAGATTTCAAGAATGACTTAGTTAACAGACTAAGATTCAACTTAGGAAGATAATAGTTATTTAATCAATTATTTTTGTAGGGGCCAAGTTTTGGCCCCTTTTTTATATTATATTATAAAAATCGAATATATCGACATGATATATAATACGTATCCAAGGACTAAGAAGCAAAAAGTCAGGATAGTAAATCTTAATTAAAAATTAAAAAACATAAAAATTATGTACGCAAATCGTCTTATTAATGAGGCTGAGGTTCAAAAGACTTGGACACCTATCATTTCAGAGGCTACTGGTATCGAGGACAAAAGCAAACTTGCTTGGATGTCTAAGTATTGCCACTACCATAACTTGAATGAGAGTGTTTATAACACTGTGCACCTCAACCCTAACATGAACCTTCAAGGTATGAATGCGCCAGCTTTCCCAAATGACCCAACTACCTTGAATGCATTCCCAGGCCAAGTAACTGGTTCTGGTGACAAACCTTTCTCTTTGCTTCCACTTGCTATGCAGGTTGCTGCTCAGACTGTAGGTCTTGACTTAGTACCTGTTGTGCCAATGCAAGGTCCTATGGGAGTATTAACTTACCTGGACTTCGTATACGGTGGTGGTAGAATTCAAGATGCTGGTGGAAAAGCAACTGATTCTGCACCATTGATGATCAAATTCGCTTTTGATAACTTACAAGGTGCTGCTTTAGTAGAAAACGACCTAGTATACGCATCTTCTGCCGCGCTTACTACAACTGTTGCTCCTTACGAATTAACATTCATTGGATTATCAAGAATTGATGGTAAATCTATTTTCCGTGTAAGAGGTAACGATGACGCCACTGCAACTACTGCTGGTGTTTACCAACAAGGTGAAGTAGGTTATGAGCCTATCTATGATGCAATTGCTAATAACGTAGACTTCTACGATGCTGCTGCCGCACAAGCTGGTGATGTAAAAGGTACAGTTGACGGAAATGTTGAGTTAGTAAAAGCTTTAGAAGATCATATCCCAGGTTTCTCAGGTTCTGCATTTGAAGCAAACAACCCAGTTGGATCTGCTCCTACTTTCGGTGTTGAGAATATCGGTGGTGTTGACCCATACCAAAGAGGTGTTGGTGAAGCTACTCCTGATAACAACTTAGGTCTTTCTTTATTCAACAAGTCAGTTGCTGCTATGACTTACCAAGTTGCAGCTGCTGTTACTCGTGAGCAAGTACAAGATCTTAAGCAATTCGGAATCGATGCAGTTGCTCAAGTAGAGGCTGTACTTGTTAATGAATTGACTCAGTCAATCAACAAGTTAATCCTTGATCGTATCTTCAAGCTTGGTGTAACTAACGCATTTCAAGTGTCTCAAGTCAATGGAACAGTTCTTTCTGCTCACTTTGACCTAACTGGAGGTGTTGGTACTACAATTGCTCTCGGCCAAGATAACACTGGTACTGCTCGTTCAGTAACTGTTGATAGTGTTAACGTTGCTGGCGGTGGAGAAACTCAGGGTACTCTACAGCGTAGAATCTTAACTAAGATCTTAGCTGCTACAAACCTTATCGCTGTACGTGGACGTCGTGGTCCAGCTACTTTCGCTGTAACTAGCGGAAAGATGGCCACTGCTATCCAAGACGTTGCAGGTTTCGTACCTTACCCACTATCAAATACAGTTAACCAAGCTGGTGGATCACTCTACCCAATTGGTGCTGTTGCTGGTGTAACTATCTACGTTGATCCAAACCGTGATTTTGATGATAACAAGATTGCTGTTGGACGTAAAGGAGATGGAAACTCACCAGGATTGGTATTCATGCCTTACTTAATGGCTGAATCAGTTGAGACAATCGCTGAAGGAACTATGGCTCCTAAAATTGCGGTTAAATCACGTTTCGCTCTTGTTGAGGCTGGTTTCCACCCACAAACTATGTACTACACTTTAGACTTCGTGTTGACAGGTGTTGACTTGATCTAATCATAGTCAAAGTACTTTGTTTTAAAGGGGCTCATATGAGCCCCTTTTTTATTTGATATATAAAATAACAAAAAAATAATCAAATGATTTTTTCTTACGACACCTTTAATAGAATCAACGAATCTGTAGAAAGAGTTGAAAAAAATGGATTAGTAGAAGAAGGCCTGCTTGCCGCTATTAAATTTCCAATTAAATTTACTAAAATTAAAAATAATGCCAAGAAATATCTAAAGGCTAAAATGAAGCACATGTCTGTAGAGGTTGCATTGGCTAAAAAGAAAGCAAATACCAACTGGGCTGACCTTCCACCAGAAAAGAAAGAAGTGGTAAAATTGGCTGCAGATGCTAAAAAGAGAGCAATTGACCTAGAAATGAAGTCTATTACAGACAGGATTGCTAAATTGGCTTCTAGTCCTATGTTACAGGATTATGCAGCTTATAAGAAAGGGGAAGCAGATTTAGAGGCTGCACTAGAGCTCCAAAAAAATATGGAGAGTGAAGCTGACCAAATATTAATTCAAAAGAGAATTAAAAATCTTCAGACTAAACAGGCTGAAAGAAAGGCTGAACTAGAAACAAAACCTGATCCGGAAGAAGATAAAGGTGGTAAAAGTGATCAGAAGGCGGACGAAACGCCGTCAAGAGCTGAACAAGATGCTGAGGCTGAAAGGGAAAAGGAGAAGGCTGCAGAGGATAAAAAGAAACAGGCTTTAGAAGATGCTAAAAATAAGATTGCTGACGCTAAAGCTGCATATGATAAGGTTAAGGATGGTGATGATGAAAGAGCAAAGTTTGACGCACAGATAACCTTTAAGCAAGCACAGCAGGAGAAAGCAAAGATAGAGGGAAATACCGAACTATACCAAGCACTAGCTAAGGATCAAGGAGATATCCTAAAGAAAATTGACAATCTAGATAAAAATAAAGATCCCAAGGTAAAAAAGCATGAAGATAAGATTAAGGAATACGAAGAAGCAATTGATGTCTTAAAAGACAAGACAGACAAAAAATCAAAAGGAGATCTTCAAATAATACAGTCTGCATTGAAATCCGAAAAAGAAAAATTAGCTAAGGCTAAAGAAGAATCAAAATAATTAATTATGGCAACAGGTAGATTTATTTCAACGTCAGCGCGACAACAAGGACAAACTAAAAACAATAATAAGAAGCGAACTAGCTCAACTAAAAGAAATAACAAGAGTAAATCTAAGCTTAGCGGCAAGAAATATCTATAGTGTATAAGGTTAGAGCCATAAATTTTGGATGGTACAGGCGTAAGCATGGTATTCTTCTAGAGAACCTGCCTCCTGCAAAACAGAAGCTAATTAAAAATAATGATTTTTTTAAATGGCTCGATGCAGATACACAAGCTATTGAAGTTATTTTTAAGCTAGAGGATAATAATGACATGATGAAAGTATTTCATCAACAAGTCTGGAATCCATTTACTGAACAAATATCTACAAAAAAAGAATTAGATCAGTCTGCTAAGACGGTTGAATGGTCATGTGCAATTTGCAAGACTGACATACTTTGCAAATCAAGTTATACAAGAAAAGTAGAAAACTTCGTATGCGATAAATGCTCGGAAGTCCATAATTCAAAAAATAAGATAGTTGATCAACGAATTATTGATTCATCAAATGAATTTACTGAACACTGCAGAAGCTTGCTAAAAAAAGAACAAAAAGAGTTCATAAAATATGCTAGAAAGACTGCTAAATCATAGTTTTAAACCTTGATCTAATGTAATCTTTGGAAAGCAATCTAAAAGGCTTTTCGGATTTGTATTGTAAACCTTTATTTTTTTATTTTTTAAGGCACTTGCTATATGTGGAAATGCAGGAATGAACTGTATTTGGTAGGTTGAGTTTTTGGTTTTTCTTGTTGGGTATCCGTCATGAAAATGCGATTCATGATCGTTTGTTACCATGTCAAATCCTAGTAGAACAATCTTGGATGCACCGAGATGATATGCAAGATTTATTGCAGCATAGCCACTATTATTACCATGTGCGATTGCATCTGAATTTTCTTCAAGCCCAAACTTGTTTCCTTTCCTTAAAACTGTAACACTATCGTTATAATTACGATTCCTGCCTATTGTAAACTTTAATCCATTAAAATTGTCAATATCATTTTGATACCAATTGTAAACCCTAGAATCAGTCCAATACAAAACAGAAGCAAATGGTACGCTATAAAATGCTTTGTTTATAGCTATAGTTTTTTTAAGTTTAAGCGATTCAAAATCAAATGACTTTAATGATGGACCACCGCCCACGATATAAATAGTTTCTCCCCTAAACACAGGATCTACCTTGCCAAATTTTATATTAGGCATACCTAAAGTCCTAGTTTTATTTCTAGGCATCTTAGTGGGTTCTATCCTGGTTTTTGTTGATTTTATCCGACGAGATATAGTGACGTCATCGCGTGGTTCGCCTATTCTTGATCTTACCACTTTGGTTTTTAGTGATGGTGAATTTGCAGGAGTTTTTATCTTACGTAAACTTCGCCTTCTTTGCATAATACAGTATCTATTGTAAACAAATTGATAGCTAATGATATAATTTATATACATTTCTACAATATTTCAAATGAAAAATATAAGTTCAATACTACTTACTGAAAAATATAGGCCCAAGAATTTAGATGATTTAATAGTACCTGAAAGGCTTAACAATAAACTTAACAAAGGAATCTATCAACATTTGCTGCTATATGGATCTCCAGGAACTGGTAAGACTAGCGCTGCTAAGGCATTGGTGAAACACTTTAGTCATCCATACCTTTATATTAACGCTTCAACCGATACTAGCATAGATGTCGTCAGAACAAGAATCACGGATTTTTGTGCTAACAGGTCAGTGATGGATGCATCTAACAAAATGAAAATAATTCTACTAGATGAGATCGATGGCGTATCTGATCAGTTCTTTAAAGCATTAAGAGCGACTATGGATCAGTTTTCGGCCAATGCCCGCTTTGTTGCAACATGCAACTATATAAACAAGGTACCAGATCCTATTCAGTCTAGGTTCGAACTAATAGACTTCGATTTTACAAAAGAGGAGGAGGCTGAAATCATGAAGTCATACATTATACGTGTCCTTAACATTTGTAAAGATGAAGGGATTAAGATCGATAAGTATGCGGCTGTAGAGCTTGTAAAAAGAAAATTCCCAGATTTAAGAACAATACTTAATATGCTTCAGGGATTTAAGTCACAGGGTGATGATATGATCACTGTTGAAGATATTAAAAAGTTCAACTCTATATACAAGGATGTGTTTGATTTAGTTATTGACAATACAGATCCTGTTAAAAATTATCAATATATGGTGTCTAATTACTCAAACAGGGTTGATGATGTTTTATCATCTCTTGGTAGTGAGTTTATAGAATACATTCAGCAGGAGTTTAGTTCATACATTTCACTTATACCACAAATAGTTGTATGTGTCGCTAAGTACCAATCACAACGTCAATTTGTTGTTGACCCGGTAGTGTCTATGTTAGCTTGTATTTATGAACTGCAATCAATAATTAACGAAGCATAAATTTTATTTTTAACAAAAAAAGTGTTATATTAAGTATATGGCAAATAACAGATACACATTATTAATAGACGGAAATTACTTTTTATTTAGAACCTTGTTTGTAAATCCAAGTTCTAGATCTGGTGAATTATTAGCAGATGAAAACTCTATTGCAGTCTTTGTTAGAAAACTAGCAACAGACCTTACTTATCAAATAAGACTATTCGATGGACTTATTGGCAATATAGTATGGGCACAGGATTCTAAATCATGGCGAAAGCCATTCCATCCTGAATTAGATTATAAGGGTAGTAGAAAGAAAAACAATAAAGTCAATTGGGACAATTTTCAAAAGGCTTCTGAATCATTTACAAAGATTCTCGCACAATATGGAGTTAGTATTTCAAAAGCTGCAGGTGCAGAAGGAGATGACCTAGTATGGGCATGGTCTGAGAGACTAATAAATGACGGTACATCTTCTATAATTTTTTCAGGGGACAGAGACTTAATGCAATTGATCCAGAGAAGTGGCGACAACCATATCTTATTTTACAGCCCAACTCACAAAAACTTGTCTGTTCCCATAGGTTTCAATAACTGGATTAGTCATAAGGAAGATGACGAAGGCGTTGACATATTTAACATGTCATCTATAAGTGAAAACCAAACTAAGCAAAAGCTAGAGTCGGTTATCAAGAAGAAAAAGATTGATCCCTCTGAATTAAATGTAGAAATATTTAAACTTAACAAAGTTTTAACAGGTGACGCTGGTGACAATGTTCCGCCAGTCTATACAAAAATTGTTGCGGGCAAGGACGGTAAGGAGCGCAAGTATGGTGTGAGCGATAAGAAGGCTTCTAAAATTTGTATTGAATATGCAAAAAAATACAATGATTTGTCAATATCAAATCTTTTAACTGACGATGCCTGCACTTATATGGCTAACACTATTATTAAGAACTTAAATATACAAGACAAAACGCAGGAAGATATCATAGAATCAATTAAGCTTAATTGCAAGTTGATGATACTGTCAACTGATTTAGTTCCATCGGAAGTATTAGAAGCAATGGAAGACGATATTAGCAACAATATAAATAATAAAACAGACTTATCTAAGTTTAAAAATATGAAATCTCTATTAGCTAATAGCGATTTTGTTACAAAGGATTTAGAAATGGCACAATCGTCATCATTCTTAAAAGATGCAGGAGACAGCGATATGTCATTTATTACAGATGCTAAACAAAATCAAAGTTTGTTCTAAAATATACATGAAGCTATTTGACTACATATCAAAACTATTTGGATCGTCTGATCTCGAGTGGGAGAAAATAAAAGACTATGACAAGTCTAAGAATTCATTTATGACTCAAAGATTTATGAGTATTAAATATCCTATTCAAGCTAATATGTTCAATGGCTTAAAAACTAACCCTGTAGGCATTGCAAATAGCTGGAGATTGGTTGCTTCAAAATTTAACCGAACGCCTTCATGGATCTATACCAAGGTTAAAAAGGCTTCGACAAAGACTAAAGATAATTGGTCACCTAACCCTGAAGCTCTTAAAATGTATTTAAAGCTTAATGAAATTGGTACTAGAGAATTTGAGTTAGCTTTAAAGATGGAACCTACAACCGTTAAAGCATCGATAAATAAGTTAGAAAAACAGATGCATGTCAATGCTAATTAATACTTCGGAATTTAGTATACCAACAAGAATACATTTTACTCTCTTTAGATATGATCATACAGATTCGATTTTAATATCTAGAGTTAAGAGTACTTGCCATAATTATTCTAGAGATAAGGATTCAGATCATTTCATAGTAAGAGCATCACACCTAAAAAATGCCATAGAGACTTCCAGTAGGCTTAGTCATATAGCAAAGTCTGGTGAAGGTGGTGACTTTAAGTCTATAAAGCTTAATTCAGTAATTTTTATATGGAAGATACTTAATAGTATGTCTAATCTAAGACTTGTGTCTTTTAACGTATCAAAAGATAAAAACTACACCAGATTGTTTAAGCATGAAGGCAAGGACGTTTTTGGTTTTAACTTTAAGATCCAAGAAGGATTTATGGATCTTCCAAGAGTTTTATCAAGAAAAAACTTAGACAGATTCAATATGAAATTGATAGAGATGGGTCTAATGAAAAATTCATTTTTATCTAGATCTCCATTTTTTCAAATGGATGCAAGTCTATTCTTTGAGGCTCTTGCGTTGGCACAGATGGACCATGATGATCCAGAACTTGCATTGGTTTTAGAAAGTATTGATCCTCAGCTCGAAGAAGATAACCCAGTACTACTTGTTAAAACTGACTATTCAGCTTATTAAGATATATAAAAGGCAAGTAATTCACTCAATGTCTAATGGCTGTAAACGGAACCACTACAAATGAAAATGGCGATGCCATTCTAATATCGCTTCAAGAACCTTATAAAAATGTTGTTGAAGTTGTATCATTTACTGATGAAGTAGAAGGAGAGTCCACAGATTGTTTCTATACAAAACAATTCAGATGGGGAACCGATGGAGTTGCATATTCTGATTATGTAGACTTAACAAACGAAAACCTAGCAGCTTTACTATTAAATCCTGAGGAACCTTTCTGGATTCAATACAAATATACACAAGTTGGTGATTGCACTTTAGAGTTTAAATCAATTGCACTAGAAATAGTAACAGATGGCGGTGTGATCTGTAGAGTACCGCAGGTTGAGTGCTGCGATAGTCAGTCTATGTCAGGTGCACAAAACCTTGTAGTCGATTGCTGTGAATCTACATGGAATCCTTACGATTTGTCAAGAGCAAGTCAGATGTACAATCAATTGTCTTCTGTAGCTTCTCAGATATTCGGATTTTGTGTTAAATACTTTAAAACACAGGCTGATCAAAGATCAAAAGATGTTATATTAAAGGAATATTCATTATTTGATGTTATTGACACTGCAGAGGTCAAGCTGATGATTCCCGATAATGCATTTCCGACAAGGGAATTGCAATTTAACCCTTTAATGATTGACTACCCAGTCCAATTTGAAGTGCATATTGTAAAATCAGAGTTCGAGAAAGTTTTCGGGGCAGGAGCAAAACCTGAGATGCGAGATTATCTTTATTTTGAGCAATATCTTAATAAGGTTTATGAAGTAGATGCAATAGCAGAGCCAGATGACTTCTTATATGCAGGATCTTATTGGCGGGTTAGTTTAGTACAATATCAGCAGAGAACGGCAGTACAATATCCAGATAAAAACATAGAAGCTGTAAAAGATGCTATTGTTACGTCAGTTGAAGAAGAATTTGGGGAAGAGCGAGAAAAAGAATTTAAGGATGTACGCAAGCCTAAGCTTTATAACACAATCGGTAACCAAGATAACGATTACGTAAGGCGGATTCTTGATAAACAACTTATTATAAAACAGGAAAACGTTTACAATTTCTATACAATAATCTCTAAATACCATTATAAGCTGAGCTCAATGAAAAAGGGTGAAGAGGCAGTAGAGTATCGATTTACAGATGGTTGGACTGCAGAACAAAATAGGGCATTCACAGGATGGATAAGGCCAACATATATAAACCAAATAGGAAGCAACGTACTAATAACGGCAGTTTCAGATATCGGTGGCCGAGCTGCATTGAGTACAAATGGTTTGCCACAGCCTGCAAATAGAAAGGTAGTAGCTGGTGATTTCTTGCGAATAACTGGCACAAATTCATATAATGGTATTCAGGAAATATTGTCGATTTCAGGTAATACAGTGATACTGAATACCCCATTTGTAGATGCTACTATAAACCCAAATGCTAAATTTAAGAAAGAAGGCGGAAGCAGATTTTTTGTTTACGAGTCAAATGACCAAGAATATTTTTCATTAATACAAACCGTAGGTGCTTTCATAGTAAACATAAATGATACTAAATATGAGTTTGATATGCCATTCCAGTTTCTTGCTAATAATTTTTATTCATATGTCATAAATCTTAACAATAAAGCTAGGCAATTAAGTTTATTTGTTTACGAAACTCAAATGAACGTGACACAACCAAATGCGGGTTCTACAGGTGAACTTAAAAAGGTGTACGAAAACACCATTACGATTAGTCCTGTAGCAGTGCCTAGCGGACATTCTTGGAGGTTATTAGCTTCTGATGTTGACTTTACAAACAATAGAATATGGAATACTCCAATAGAAATAGAAGAACAGAATTTAGTATTGAGCCAATATGTGGTTAATGACACAAGTTTAGCTTTATTAATTGACAATGCATCTCCAAGGCTATTAGTTCCACGCACTAATAATCCAAGATAATATATAATATAAATAAAGATACATGGAAGAATCTAAGAAAAATCTTAGAGAGAGCCTAGATGATATATTAGGCTCAGATTTACCAGATGAAGTTCCTGGACTTTCCGATGCTCCAGATTTAAGGCCCGTTAGAAAGACTAGCATAAATGTCGGTCTAGAACGCGCTAAGAAAAAGGCTACAAAAGTAATGGACTCACTCTTAAAATTTTATTTGAGTGAAGAAATTATCGAAGAACAGGAGTACATTAAGGCTAAAAGCGAACTTGATAAGTACGCATTGACTTCGTTAATAAGACAGATGGAAAATAGCGAAAAGGCTATAACTACATTGATGGCAACTATTGATGAGGGTGATGTTTCGCCTAGAATGTTTGAAGTTCTTAGTGATTTGCAAAGAACTATGCTAGATATAATTAAGAGCCAAACAATGTACATGGTTGCAATTGAAGAGAACGCTAAAAAAATATCTAGAGATCTAGATGTTTATCATGGAACTAGTAACAAAAAACTTAAAGGCGAATCCGGTGTGAAATCAAGGGGAACTAAGGATTTAATGAAAGCTTTACAAAATTCAATAAACGAAGAAAATATACAAGATGTCGATTCAAGTGAAGATGAAGAATAAATTTATTCTTATCAAAGATTTAGATGAAGATGGATTAACCGAAACCGAATCTGGTTTGTTTGTTCCAAAGGATAAATTAGAAGTAGGTAGAACTGCAATAGTATTAGCAGCCGGAGATTGTGATAAAGTTAAAAAAGGTGATATAGTCTATAAAATAAAAGGCAACGGAACGCCTATTATTCTGAATGATATTAAAATGGAGATGATTCATATAGACTTTATATTAGGTGTTATAGAAAATGGCGAAACCGCAACCACATAGTGCAGGATTTGACTTCAGTGTAGATGCTGCAGAAAGTAATTTTTCTTGGTCAACTGAAAAAGTTAACCAATTGATGATTGCTTTAGATGAGGGCTATAAACCAAAAGCACACCCCTTTCATAGTGGTGATCCAAATCTCAGAAAGGGTAACATTGTATTTAATTATACAGATAAGGAAATTAAGGAAATACGAAAGTGTGCTACTGATATAGTTTATTTTGCAAATACCTATTGTACTGTAATGACAGATGAGGGCTTGAAGTCTATAACACTAAGACCTTATCAGGAAGAAATGCTAGAGCAATTTCAAAACGAAAGGTTCAATGTATGCTTAGCAAGCCGACAGGTAGGAAAAACTATATGTTCATCAATTTTTGTTGCATGGTACTCACTTTTTAATTTTGATAAAAACGCACTAGTTCTTTCAAATAAAGGTGCAACCACAAGAGAGATTATTGATAAGGGTAAAACTATCTTAACCCACTTGCCTTTCTTTCTTAAACCTGGTGTGATAAAATGGGACGTATTTAGTTCAAAATTTGATAATGGTTGCAGAATTATTGGACAAACAACTACTAAGAAGGCTGCTATCGGTTTTACGATCCATCTTCTATTTATGGATGAGTTTGCACATATTCCAAATCAGTTTGTTGATACTTTTTATGAGAACGTTTATCCAACAATTTCGGCATCCACGACATCAAAGGTTATTATAACAAGCACACCAAACGGATTTAATAAGTTTTACGATATTTACAATGGCGCTTCATCAGGACTGAATGAGTATACACCATTTAGAGTGGATTGGTGGGATGTCCCAGGACGTGATGAGGCATGGATGCAGCAAGAAGTTTCAAACCTTGGAAGCGAGGAGGCTTTTAACCGCCAATACGGAAATCAGTTTATAGCATCATCGTCTTTATTATTAAGTCCAGATAGTATTAAAAAACTTGGACAAAATAGAAAAGAATTCGTTTTTAGAGACATTCCAGAGTTTGAAGGAGAAGGTATAGATTACCAAGGTCTAGTTTGGGATCCTGATTTTGATATTGATGATGCATCTGATGAGCTGAACTATTACATGTTTTCAGTTGATATTGCAGAGGGAGCAGGCGGAGATTATTCAGTTATCAATATATTTAAGGTGGAAATAATGGACTCGAAGGACTTTGATAAAGTACACACACCCGGTTCATTTGTTGACTTTTTTAGAATGCGCCAGATTGCAAGATTTAGGAGTAACGAACACTCTATAGAAGAGTTCTCAAAGGTTTTGTATGTCTTAGGTTTTGAGGTATTTTACCCAGAGAACCTAAAAATGATAATAGAATGGAATGTTTTTGGATCGGAAGTTGTAAAAAGGCTAGAAACTGTTTTTCCAGCAAGAAATAATTTTGATGAGGAGACTATTGTGAAATTTAAGCACCGCGTTGACGGAACATCACTAAAATTTGGTCTTAAAGTAAAAAGTGATAATAAACCTATTTTTTGCCAAAACTTTAAAAAATATGTGGTTCAAAATAGAATTGTATTCAACGAAACAGAAACAGTAAATGAGGCTAATTCTTTTGGTAGAATGCCAAATGGATCTTATGCAGGCCAACTTGGCAATGATGATCTAATTATGACATGCATAAATGGATGTGAATTTTTCAATACTATGGACTTCACTGAATTTGCTGAGGAGATTTATGAATATGTTGATTTTGGCGATCAGGACAAGATAGATAAAATCTTAGAGTCCGACTCTAAGGGTGGAAATCTTAACTATGATATTTACGATATCATTTAAAAAATTATCAGATAAAAATACTAATTGTAGCTGATATATAAATCAAATCTTAGTAAAAAAATATTATAAAATGGCATTAGATCCGCAAATAACGTCGCTGAAAGCCTCTGGAACGTATAGATTCGAATTTGACAAGAGTCAAGTTGTTAACATTCCAGCTAACCAGATTAGATTGGTTGTAGGTTTTTCTAAAAAAGGTCCATTCAATACGCCAGTGTTTGTTCCAGATACTGCTTTCTTTAAGCAAGTTTTCGGCGATATTGATAGAAACTTAGAAAAGAAAGATTCTTTCTTCCATAGAAGTTGTTTAGTTGCTCTTGAGAGAGGTCCAATTTTAGCAATG